GTCGATGAATGCCAGCTTGTTCATTAGGGTGACGCTTGCATCGGCCCTCTTGACGTCGGTCTTAGTCTCCAGAACCTTTCCGCGGCCCATTGACATCAAGCCCGCAGCGAACGCTTTGTCCCCGGCCTTCTGTGCAACCAATCTCTCGCAGCTCCTGGCCATCTTACTGTACAAGTTGAGTTTGACCCCTAGCTTGGGCTCCTGTACACCATGTCCCATCACCACGACATCTTGTGTCACGGCCACATTTCTCAGGCGGTGAGGAGGTATGTACTTCTGGTCGGTCATCTCGGAGACGATGTCACCGCCTATGGCCTTTATGAGTGCCTTGGCGTATTCATCACCCAGCTCCTCAGAAGTCTTACCACTCGCGCTCTTCATGAAAGGGTGGTTCTTCATGCCGGCGTACACCATGAGGCTGAACTGTGTGATCCAAGGGCCGCAAATGGCTTGTTCGTGTGGTGTCCAGCCTTGGATCAACCGCGCTTGGCTTGTCTTCAGACTGTCATCACCGGGCTTGCATTCGCTGGTCTCTAGTTTGATCATGGCATTGTTGATGGCTCTGCCAGCTGCATCATAGTCCACAAAGTCAGCGAGTGGGTGCACCTCTAGTTCGGTCTTAGCCCTGCGCAACGAGGCTTTCTTCTTGGCTGAGTAAGTGTTGGTTTCCAGGAAGTCCTCAAAGGTACAGGCTTCGATAGTCTCAGGGAGATTGAATATGAGTCGCATGAGCCACTTGCGCTTATAGAAGTGGCAAAGGGGGTGGACCGGCTTGATGGGGTCCTCGTTGGACATGTCGTAGCTAGCTGATTCTTTGGCAGAACATGGGTTCCAGGCAACGTGCGCAGGTTTGAGGACCAGGGCACGGCCACGGATCGCGCGGCGCTCAGTAACGACATTGACCTGTGGGGCAACCGCCATAGCACCTGGGATAGGCATTATAACGTGCATCTCGCCTGGGCGCACATCAGAGCCTTTGAGACCTTGACGCTTAGTCTGAGTGATTTTGGCCATCTCGTACACCGGTATGTCATCGTCCTTCGGGGACCCAAACGGGGTGCGCTCAACTGTCACGACTTCCTTCGTTTCGTACAACTTGTCTGCATCACAGACAGGCGACCTTGTTGAGTAGTACTTGGCGAGTGGTGTGTTGTGCTTGTTGAAGCGGGACTTCAGTATCGGGTACACTTTGTACGCTATGGCGGCCATGCCGGCGGCCACGAGTCCAGCAGCGATCACGTGTCTGTGTGGGATAGTCTGATATCTCAGACCTGGTCTCTTGACTGGTTCGATGACCTTGGCGTCCACCATGAGTGGTGCTGTGAGCCCGAGCATGTGTCGAATAGTGGGTACATACAAATTGGGCTTGGTCCAAACAAGGTGCCATTTCTTCACATTCTTGCGAATATCGACCTTTCGTGAGACCGCTCGGTAACTTGTGTACACTCCTGGAACTATCACTCTCTTGGGCAAGTACCAAGCAGCGGCGGCCAGAGCCGTGACTCCAGCAATAAGCTTCGGGAATCCTGAGACTGTTGTTGTGCTCTTGTCGTACTCTGCGCTAAGGTATTCAGCGGTCCATTCGGCCACGGCAAGATCTCCCACACCAGACTTGTTAGTGCGTTGGTGCATAAACCATTTGGCGACGTCGACGTCCTTGCGTAGTGCATAAGGCTTGACCACCTGGTTCAGGTCTGTCGATCGGAAGTGTCCAACTGTGGGCGTGAGGAATTTGC